CTTAACGAACAAGCGAAGTCTGCTGAGCGAGAGGCACAAAATCGAGTTGAGGATCGTCCGATGGGAATGCTCGCCCAGCATATCAGGGCACGCATGACCGACATGCGGAACTTCCGCAACGCTGAAGGAATTAGCGAACGATTGCTTTCTGCCCTGCGTACCTATAAAGGTATGTACAACACAAACAAGCTGACCGAAATTAAAAAGTTCGGGGGTAGTGAAGTTTACGCACGTATCACCGCAACCAAGTGTCGAGCTGCAACTGCTCTGCTCCGTGATGTCTTTCTCGGTAGTGAACGACCTTGGGCTATAGATGCCACCCCCGACCCTGAAGTTCCGTACGACATTAACGAGCAAATTCAGAACTTGGTTGCCACCGAGGTTGCCACATTAGTTGCGACAGGTGAACAGGTTGATGACACAGCAATCGCGGATCGAGTCGGCATACTCCGTAAAAGCGCCGTTCGAGCTGCAAAGAAACAGGCAGAGCTGGAAGCAGATAAAGCTCAAATGATGATGGATGACATGCTCATAGAAGGAGGCTTCTACGATGCGTTCGCCGAGTTCCTGATCGACCTTCCGATCTTCCCTTACGCTGTTATGAAAGGGCCAGTCATTCGCAACGCTACACAAATCAAGTGGGTAAATGGTGTAGCGGAAACCCAATACACCCCGAAGATGTTCTGGCAGCGCGTGTCACCGTTCGATCTGTATTGGTCACCTGGTGCAGGAGAGGTGAAGCACGCAGAGTTTATCGAACGAGTTCGGCTGTCCCGTGCTGAGCTGCAGTCCTTGAAGGGAGTCCCTGGCTACAATGATTCACAAATCGATCTCGTCCTCGCCCAGTTTTATAATTCCGGTCTCCACGAATGGTGGGATACGATCGACACAGAACGGGCCGAGTTGGAAGACCGAGAACGGTGGGCACGTACAGCAACCACTCTTATCGATACCGCAGAATTCACCGGTTCCGTTTCGGGTACCCTCTTACGCGAATGGGGAATGTCAGAGCAAGATATTCCCGATCCGCTTGTCGAGTACCACGTCACCGCATGGATGATCGATCGCTTTGTTATTAAGGTGCAGATCACACCCCAGCCTGACGAACGACCCCCCTACTTCATCAGCTGCTTTGAGAAGATCCCTGGCGCATTGATCGGATACGCCCTGCCAGACTTGCTGGAGGACGTGCAACAGATCTGCAACGCCTCAGTCCGAGCCTTGGTGAATAACCTTTCTATTGCATCTGGCCCGCAGGTAATCATCAACGATGAAGTCCTGCAGCCTGGCGAGGACGACAGCCTGTATCCATGGAAACGATGGCACGTCTCGTATGACCCGATGGTTTCCAGCGCCTCTACTAGACCGATTGACTTCTACCAGCCCGAATCAAATGCAGCTGAGTTACTCGGCGTCTATGAGAAGTGGGCGGTCATGGCTGACGAGATCTCTTCTCTGCCTCGGTACATGACGGGCAGTGAGAAGGTTGGCGGCGCGGGCCGCACGGCATCTGGTCTCGCCATGCTCATGTCGAATGCTGCCAAGACGCTACAGAATGTCGCCGCACAAATTGACCGCGATGTTATACATCCGATTTTGCACGGCCTGTTCAACATGATTATGATCACACAGCCGGGTGTGTTACGCGGCGATGAAACGATCCAGGTGAAGGGCACCAAGCACGCCGTGAAACGAGAACAGGATCGTATGCGACAACTTGAATTCCTGCAGCTGACAGCGAACCCGATCGACATGGGTATTATCGGACCAGAAGGCAGATCACAAGTTCTTCGAAGTGTCGCCGGAAACCTGGGGTTAGATCATGAAAAAATTCTTCCAGACGAAATGGAACTGCAAGATCGGATGGCTCAACAGGCTGCTGCCCAGCAACAGCAAGCTCAAGCTGAGGCAGCGGGTAAGGGTCAGCCTAGTCCTGCACAAACTCCGGCCCCTGCTGACGCTCGTGCTGGACCAGAACAAGTCCGACAAGATACAGGAGTCGAGCAACAGTTCACGAACCAAGCGACAGGCCGCCCAGGAATGAGGGCCGGAGGATAGTCATGAAACCCCGAACACATGTATATGCGAACCAAGGTCCCCAGCTGATGAAAGATGGCGGGCGTGCCGGTAAGCAAACCAAACAACCCCCGAAGGATGAGAAAGGCCAGGGGACGAAACCAAAGGAAGGCGGCGAAGGACTGATGTCCAGATGGAAAGGCCGCTCGGCAAAAGCGTTGGAAGAAATGGGTATGGCTGATGGAGGCCGTGTTATGAAGAAGCCAGAGAAGGGTAAGAAACCAGTACGGATCACGACGAAGAACCCACCGGGGGGACCACAAACCCCAGGGGCTAAGAAGAAAAAGAAGAAGAAGTAGCATTTATTAGCGAAAGTGGTAAGATTCAACAGACTTTACAGCATATGTTACCAGGAGAAATGGTCATGGATGTAAGCGGAAACGGTGGTGGTGGCGAAGGCCATTCCCCATATGGGAAGCAAAGTGAGTTCCTTGGCGATACCAAAGGTAACCGTGATCTCGAAACGGATCGCACGCACCCGAGCGGTGGAACCGGCGAACCTCACGCGGCGTTCTCGAAGCAGAGCGAGTTCCTTGGTGACACCAAGGGCAACAGTGATCTGGCAACAGATCGTTCAAGCGGTGTTCCTTCTGGTTTCGGTGGCGGTCGGCATAAAGCTGGCGGCAGCGGTAAAGACCAGAGCGGACCGGGGCAGTAATCGTGAAGGGCCTGACCTACTCCAAAGGCAAGTGCGTAGGAGAGCTTCGGCTTTCTGGCGCAGCTGGCTTTGGGAGTGTAAGTGTCCCTGGCGGATCTGCTCCCCCTGATCGCCGAATCATGTCGGAGACCGGTGCTTCGAGAGATATGTCGAAAGCCGGTGTCAAAGTTCAGGAACCCGAAGGCGGGTTCGATGACGACAACGAGCGGTTGCGAATGCTCGGCTTACTACCTTGAAGCTGACGCATCGCGCAGCTCAGGCTTTTACGAACCTCCGGGGTAACCCGGATTTTGGCGACTTGTTAATGTGGATTGCGGAGATTCAAGCCAAGGAGACTAGGACTTGTATAGAAGCTGAAGGAGTCATCCTGCATAGAGCGCAGGGGGCCGCTAAAGCTCTACATCAAATCAGAGTGGCATACGATGAATCTCCAGAAACAGTCCTTAAACTTAGAGCTAAAGAACGTGAGGTACCAAGACAATGAATCAGCCCGCTAGTCACGAAGCAAGTGCGCTCCCACAAGCCGTGCAAAAACAAGTCGATGAAGCAAACCGCATAATCGATGAACTGAACAAGCCGGTTGAGCCGGTCGTGCCCTTTGCTGAGGGCGATGCGCCAGTCGCGCCGGTTGAGCCAGTCGCGCCGGTTGAGCCAGTTGAGCCTAACCTGCTTGCGGAACCCACCCCTGAACCTACTCCCCCGGCTGAAGACAAGCCGTGGGAACACAAATACAATGTCCTGCAAGGGAAGTACAACGCGGAAGTGCCGCGTCTTACCCGGCAGGTTCAAGAGCAAGACGGACAATTGTCTGATATACGTCAACAGCTGACGAATACGCAGACGATTCTCGCATCGCTGAATCAGCGTACCGCTGATCCCGAAGGAGATGTTGGGGCACCTGCAACACCCCCCCAACGCCTGGTTCAAGACGATGAAATTACGGCGTTCGGAGCCGACCTCCATGACTTTATCAAGCGCACTGCTTTAGAAGCGGTTGCGCCGAAGGTCGAGGCAGGCTCACATTCGCTGGATCAGCGACTCTCAAAGGTCGAGTCTATTGCAGAAAATGTGCAAGCTCAGGCTACGAGAGTGGAGGAAATAGGACTCTTCGATCTTCTCACCGCCGATGTTCCCGACTGGGAAGTGCAGAACAAGGACCCCTTGTTCCTGCAGTGGCTTGAGGAAGTGGACCCGTATACCGGGGCACAACGAGGACAGCTCCTTACGCAGGCGTTCGCACGTCACGACGGCCCTCGCGTCGTAGCGTTATTTCAGGGCTTCAAGAACGAAAACGCTGCTGTAACCCCCCAGCCTACGATCCCTGCTCCAGCAGAGGTAACTCCTCTGCCGGAACCACAGAGTCTCGAAGGATTGGTAGCACCAGGCACTCCTAAGTCTGGTATTGATAGTGGCGCTCCCAATGATGCCGAAAAACGGGTTTGGACCCAGCCTATGATCTCTCAACTATATGCTCAAATAAATGAGTACACCAAAAAGGGTAAGTCAGCTCCCGACGAGCTGAAAGCTCTTGAGGCAGACCTCATCCGTGGGCAGAGTGAAGGCCGGGTACAAGCATAATTTTCGACTCTTATGGAGTGTAAATTGTCATGTCCTATCCTGTTGCCACTACGGCCTTTAGAGGCCCTACGCAATCACCGGCTTATACCGGTAACTTCATTCCAGAAATCTGGAGCGGCAAGCTCGTAGAGAAATTCTACGCGGCCACCGTTCTGGGTGCCATTGCGAACACTGACTACGAAGGTGAGATTCGCAACCAAGGCGATCTGGTCAACATACGAACCCGCCCGACGATCACGATTTCGGATTACGAGGTGAACCAGGATTTAACCGTCCAACGTCCCTCCAGTACTCCGACTTCCCTGTTGATCGACAAGGGTAAGTACTTCAACCTCGCACTCGATGACGTGATGGAAATCCAGTCCGATATCGATCTCCTGTCCACCTGGGCGGAAGACGCTTCGGAGCAGATGAAAATCGCAGTCGATACCGACGTACTTGGGGCGCTATCTTCGGTGACCGATACCGACATCAGCGACCTGAACAAGAGCGATAACTCCGGTGCCATATCCGGCGACATCAATCTTGGTGATTACGGTGGTCCGGTGTATGTCAATGCTGCCTCGCAAGGTACGGGTATCGGTAACGATAACTCGAACGACCGAGCCATCATCGACTTCATCACCGACATGGGTCAAGTACTCGATGAGCAGAACATCCCGGAATCGGGACGGTGGCTGATCATACCCGCCTGGCTCGCTGCCAGGATCAAACGATCCGAATTGAAGGATGCTTCGCTTTCCGGCGACGGCACCTCGATTCTGCGTAACGGTCGTCTGGGCATGATCGATCGGTTCACTATCTATCTGTCCAACCTCCTGCTCCCGCTGGGTGGTTATGCAGATGAGTGGCCGCTTCTGTTCGGCACCAATGCCGCTCTGACCTTCGCCAGTCAGTTCACCAAGATGGAAACGATTCGTTCAGAACGATCGTTCTCCAACCTCTTGCGTGGTCTGCAGATTTACGGCTATAAAGTCGTGAATGGCGTTGCGATGGGTCGCGCTGTTGTTGCTAAGGGCTAATCCCTGATCCTCCAGGGGGTATAATATTTTTATACCCTCTGGGGGGTTTCTTAGGAGTGCCCCGTGGCGAGCTACCAGAAGATCATCACTGATGCGCGTGAGTTGCTACAGGATACGAATGCTGAAACCGGTCTACGGTTTACGGACTCCTTCCTAGTCAATCAGCTCAACCGTGGCATAGAAGAGTTGGGGCGCATCCGCCCTGACGCTTTTAGTTCTGTGTTCGACAAAAACAGTTTGAATATCCCGGAGGTCATCGCCGAAGGGGACCCCACCGATGAACAGGTCTTATGGACTGAGGAGACTCTCTTTGAGGGGCAGTTCTTCACTCCATTAGTCTTTTACGTCACCGGATCGTCTGAAGTCACCGACGATGAATTCACCATGGACGGGCGAGCTGGACTATTACTAGGTCAGTTTCGTCAAACCGTACTGGGGATATAGTCATGGTTGATAGTGTTTTCATCGAAGGCTCTGGCTGCGAGTGTGATGTCACGCTCGACACCTGGTTACGAGATTCACTCTCGTATCTCCCCGGCGCTATCCGCTCCGTGGCAGCACGGGAACTTGTCCTTGCTGCTCGTGAGTTCTTCGAACGGTCGTACGCCTGGCAGGGTCTGATCGAGGACCAGGACGCCAAGGCTGGCCGCAAGCAATATTGGCTCTCGCCATGGGATGAGTACGCCAATGTCGTCGGAGTGATCGGCGTGAGCCTCAAGGGTAACCCTATAACACCTGTTCCAGTACGCCCGGCCCGAGTCAATACGACCTCCAGTGGCACCGCCGCTGCGACCAGTGACCGTCCGAGTTTCTATTACGCTGCCCCAGCTCCTGATGCGATCGAGCTATTCCCCGATCTGCAGTCGGATGAGGATGATGCTCTGACCTTCCATGTCGCTCTGACCCCGAAAACTACAGTCGAGCATCTGCCGCGTGTCGCAGAGATTAAATACTGTGATGCGATCCTGGACGGGTTCCTGGCTCGTATGTATATGCACCCAAGCAAGCCTTATACCTCGCTGCAGATGGCCCAGTTCAAACGCAAATCTTTTAACCACTGGATTGGCAAGTACATGGGTCAAGCGAAGCAAGGATATGTCGGCGCTCAGAACTGGAGCTTCCCATCTGAATGGGGAGTTCGTCGGCTCGGGCAGGCGGCCCGAGGTGGATAATGGGCGCTCAACTTTACCCCAGTGCGCTTGGATCAATACAAGATGGAGTGTTTGATTGGCTTGCACACGAGATTGTAATCGCATTGATGGCACCTGCATTTGTCCCTGATTTCTCACAGGTGTACGCAGACTCTCTCCCCGATGGTGACATCATTCGTGTCAGTGACCCGATGACAAATCGGACCTATGTGGATAATATCGCCGGGGGTGAACCGGCTCCTTTCCTGCAGTTATTTGACACGCGGGCTATCTCGCATGTGGTCATCTATCAAGACACAGGTGACATCGCGTACTCCCCACTCATTGCATACTATGATGAGGATAATATCCTTGGCGCACCGCTGGTATCTGAGGGGCTTGACCAGTTTGTGTACGGTACTTTCCCGCCTGGCGGGTACTGGCAAGTCACGACAATCCCTCTGACTGGTGAAATTAACAGCTATCTTCTGTCTGGAAACACCGCTTTGGCTGAGCTGGAGGGCGGGGATGTCATTATTCTTCCCGAACTTCTCCTGAGTGGTAGACTAACCGTCACTACACAGGCGATTTGTGCGACTCCAGATGAGCCAAACGATTGCTGCGAGCCAACGATTCGGAGTTCGATATGCGAATAGGTGCCTACACAATTAAAGGACGGATCGTTCAGCAGCCAGGTGAGAACCTGCGTCGTCTGATTGACTATGATCGATGGCTTGAGGAAGGAGAGGTTATAACTTCTGTTGCAACGTCGATCGATAATGCAACCAGTCCGCCTCTGGCAGTGACGAATATTGTCATTGATCCTGACGGCAATAGGATAGCGTACTACATCAGTGGTGGAGCCGATGGTGAGGACTACACCGTAACATTTTCTGTAACTACTAGCGTTAACCAGACGCGAGAGGACGAACTTTTAGTTGGCGTCCGGGAGGTACTTCGTGGGTAATCAAGTTTTTACAAACAACGCCAGCTCTCTTTTAGCAGCGAGCGTTACTAATATAGAAACTGTGCTTCAGGTTGAAGCTGGATTCGGTGCGCTCTACCCGAACCCTGGTGCAAGTGAATTCTTTACGCTGCGTCTCGTTAATGCCACTGGTGATATAGAGATATGTTTATGTACAGAGCGAACCAGTGACCTACTTACTGTTGTCCGTGCCCAGGAAGGTACCATCGGAGTCGCATGGACTCTCGGCGCTACGCGAGTTGAACTGAGCAACACCGCAGGAACGCTGCAGGAGTTTATTCAGCGTTCCGGGGATGCCATGACAGGCGATCTCAATATGGGCGGTAACTCCGTTAACGCCGCTCGGATTGGTGGGTCATCTGTTTTCGAGACCGGACAAAGTCTCGTGCCTATGCGGGGCACTGAAGATGACGCTTCGAATGAACTTTCTGTACCTGGTGACGGCTCAAGAGCTACCGCAGGCGGGTCACCAATCCTGACTGAGTCCGACGGTATTATGCAGCTGATGCCGATCGGTTCAATTATCTTATGGAACGCAGGGCTAGGCGGTCGTCCTACCGACTGGGAACTCTGCGACGGCAATAACGGAACACCGGATCTTAGGGATCTATTTGTCCGTGGTGCGGGCGGCGC